TTGATATATTGGTTGTGAATGTATTGCTTAACGTATTGTATTTGTGGAAATTTTGCCAAAAAGGATGGCCTCCGGCGATATAAATATCAGTTCCCACCGCCGTCATCGTAGGGAAATAGCTCACATAGTTGCCACCGCTGATCGTCCCCCCGATGGACCACGAATCTGTTGCAGTGTCGTATATCGTTACAGTCCAACCCGCAGAAACGGATCCGCCCCCCTGCCCGCCGAAACAGAATATTTTCGTGCCTACGACACAGGAACCGCCTTGCGTCATTGATCCGTACGGCCGGGGTGTTTTTGTAGACCATGTCCCGGTCGACATGTCGAAGGCTTCTACCGAGGCGGTATTCGATCCATTACCGATCGTTCCGCATATGACATAAAAAACGTCACCCACCTGTCCATGGAACACCCAGTATCTGGTTCCAATCGGCGACAACGGCGCTGTGGTCCAGTTTTCCATGCGTTCTCCGATGGGAAAATACTATCCGCCTACAATCTCCACGTCAGATCCGACCGGCCAAGAGGTACGGGTCCGTGTCTACATCCTGGTCCATCTCGTCCACCATGGTGACGGACACTCGAGCGTTCACCGTCAGGTTCGTCTTGATCTCCGTGGGGAGCAGCTTCACGGATTTCACGTACGGGCGGACACCCTTGAACGGGAGCGCGGCGTCGACTTCGCTGTACTTGTACGTCTTGCCGACGTTGTCAAAGGCGGATAGGTATTTACAGGTCTTCCACGTGTTGAAGCACGGCCTCCCCGTGGCCAGGCACGGGGAGGTGCCGAACACGTTTCCGCAGTAATCCAGGTGGAGGTAGACCAGACGAATCGGTTCGTACTTGGACGGAGCCCGGACCGCGACGTCCGTGTAGAAACGGACGCCTTTCGCCAGAATCTCCCCACCGCCGTAAACGGCCGGAGGTGCTCTTGCCTCCTTGACTCCATCCACCCACACCGCCCCGCCACCGGGGAGATATGCGTAGTGGATGCTGCCGCCCGTTCGGATGTACGTAATGACAAGAACGCCCCCGCCGGGAAGGTGCGCCGCAACCTTCGCACCTTTCCAACCCTGCGCGACGGTGGTACCGCCACCATGGACGAGGACAGCCCTCCGCGCCCCCGCTCGGCCAGCAAGGACAACAGTCCCGTTCCCAGAGATGGTCGGGTCTCCCAACCCTCCCTTCGAAACCACGACGACAACAGACCCATTCCCGCTACCTACAGCGTCTCCAAGCGCCCCTTTCGACGCGACGGCAACGAGAGATCCCCCGCCGGTCAGTACTGCGGTTTCCTGTCCTCCCATGGATTGAACGACAGTAAGAGATCCTCCTCCAGTAAGGACAGCCGTTTCCTGCACCCCAATGCTCCCTGCGACAATAAGAGTTCCGCCGCCGGAGACGTTGTTCATGACGTTCCTGCCCTATGCGTTCAGATCAAGCGTCGCGCTCGTGAGCGTATACGTCCCCTGCGAGGCAAAGGTCTCATCAGTCACGTCCGCATACCCGAGGAACGTCCCACCGGAAACCGCGGACCAAAAACCCACATGGGTGACGGTCGTTGATCCCGGGACGTCAAAGACCGGCTGGGTCGACGCGGCCACTTCGCCTCCGGACGCGGCAGCGATCGTGATCCCCTTTCGTGCGTAGGCTGGGGTCCCACCCGTCACTTCATTCGATCCGTCGTCCCCCGGACTCGCCGTGTGCAGGGAGGCGTAGGCGATGGCCACCGTCGGGTTCGTCCCCCGCAAAGCGTCGAGCATCAAGTTCTTTCCAACAGTTGAGTACGGCATGGGTCAATCCTCCTTATGATTTGCTCATTGAACCGGAGGCGGCGGGGGCGGAGCAGGCGGCGTCTGTCCGACCACCACCGCTTCCCGCACTCCTTCGAGATCTAAATCGAGGGAATCGTAATAGCTAAGAACGGTCACTTCCGGTTTGTACGTGTACTCCGCCTTGAATCGGACGAACCGGACGTCTTCCGGGCAGGAGCCAAGATCCCAGCCCCAGAAGAACGGATGGAGGTCGCTTGCGTAATTCAACCAGAACGGAAGGAACACCGATTCCAGCCAGTTCCTGTCAAGGTACGAGAATCGCGGAGAGATCGAATACGGCTTGTACTTCACGTAATGCGCCAGCAGGTGGCCGGCTTTGCTGCGCTTGCTTCCTGATTCCATCCCCTCTTCGATCGGCTTAAACGGCGCGTCCATCGGCACGGGGAACTCCAGCCGGGACCCCAGTACGAGCACGGCGATGTATGGAAGAGTATCGAGTCCAGGGTCGATCACCACGCGCCAGTATCGAGCGGCGACGGAGGGGAACACTTTCAGGATGGCGATGTCGCTTGTCGGAGTGAACGGCTCCAATGCTTCCGTCCATGTGTCTCCATCGTCGGAAGACTCAACGTATATATCCGCCTGCACCGTTCCCAGGTTGTGCCCGATGATTCCGAGGGTATCCGCGCTCTTCGCAGCCCCGCAATCCACGGCGATATCCTCATACCCCGTCTCTCCCGCCTGCCAGAAGGTAAAGGTCTTTAGATCCACGACGTTCAAGGCAGAAAATCCCGCGGAGGTGTCGGTCGCCATGGGAATGCCATCCAGGAACCGGTTGTCGTAGAGGATCATCGGGTTCATGCGACCCCGTCTCCGATCGCCTTCGTGATCGCCGGGACGAGCTCCCTGGCGAATTTATCGTGGTCGACGACGTTGCCGTAGATATGGACGTTGACGGTGGGGGAACTGACGGTCTCCTGCGTCGCAGGAGCAGGGGCGGAAGGGATGGATGGAGCGCCACCGCCGAATCCGCTGGTTGATGCTGATACCGATGCCGAACCACCGCCTGGCTTCATGGAGGAAATGGCGGAGACCTGGGCCATGCCGAAGGCGATCGCCGCCGCGGCTGCAGCCGCCCCAAGGAAGGGGCCGACGTACGGAATGGATGCCAGCGCGTTGTAGGCACCGACGGCAGCGGAGTATGTGTTCATGATCGTCTCGCCGATTCGAAACGCCTTCATCGCTTCGAACGCCGCGCCGCCCTGTTTCCCCTGCATGTTGTAGAGAGAGGTGGCGAGCGATCCGAGCATCCCGAAGGTGGCCGCGGTCATCGCCACCTTCTGCTGATTGACCATCGCCTCCTGCTGGAGGTCGTACTCCCGGTAGGCATCCTTTATCTGCTGCTCGGACGCTCCGATCTCTTCGAGGTACATGATCTTCTGGTCCTGAAGATCCGACCAGCGCTTGAAATCCTTTGTATACGGATCCTCCCCGGCGTTGATGGCGGACACCACGCCGAGGTTCTGCCCGAACTCGCTCCCACCGATCTTGCCGAATGCCTCCTGCGTCCGGGCGGTCTGCTGCTCAAAAAGCAGATCCCGCTGCTCCCGCATGAGATCTGCGATTTTCGCTTCTACTTCCACTCGCCGGGCGGATAGTTCCACCGCCTCCAGCGCCCTGCTCGAGGCGATCTGATCCTGTAGAACCGCTTCCTTGCCGAGAATTTCCAGAAGCTGTGCATTTGTCCCGACAAACTCCCCCTCGATGGAGAGAGCCTCCGTCGCCAGCCAGTTCCGCTGCCGCTGGATCTCGAGCAAAGCGCGATCGGACGCGGCTCGCTCCGCGATTCCCTGCATCTCCGTGGTATGGCCTGACTTGACAGCCACCGCGTTTAACTCTTGCGCAGCCCGGATGCGCTGCTCCTCGGCATCAAGGGACGCTTTCCCGATCGCCTGCGCGAGTTCCAACTTCCTCTTCTGCGTCTCCTCGTACATCTTCAATTCGATGGCGGATATTTTTACAGCCCGGGCGATTTCCGCCTCGTCCCACTTCGCCGAGTAATCGGCGTACATGGCGTCGTAATAGATCTTCGCGGCGTGAAGGTCGTCGAGCTTCTTCTTTTCGTCGTCGAACCATTTGTTCAGCCGGATGAACTCCCGGTCGTATTCGCCCGCGGAGGCGAGATCCTTCTCCTCGATGTACTTCCGGTACAGCTCCGTGAGTTGCTCGAGTTGTTTTCGATTTCCATCGCCGCCCAAGGCGGGAAGAGGAACACCGCCCCCCACCTTTCCCACATCACCAAGGCTTGCAAGCGCACCTTTGATGTTCGCCAGCGCGTCCACCGCGGATCGGGCCGCGTTGCCGTAAGCGGTGTCGGCCTTCTTCGCCCATCGCTCGGTGGCGCCCTCGGTTACGCCCAGCCAGTCGGTGAGCATCGCTCCTTGTGAGACGAGCGTATCGAAGGCCCCCGCCAGGCCGTAAACAAGCGTCATGGCGACCTGGAAAATCGTCATGAAGGGCTGGCCGATGATCAGGAGAAGAGATCCGACGAAATATTTCATCCGGTCGACGGAGTTATTGAACCGCTCCATCCGGTCGGCCGCGGAGTCTAGTTCCGGTCCAAGCGTCGCCTGCACCTGCGCCATCCGCTCCGCCACGACGGTGTACATCGCCTGAGCCTTCTCGGCTTTGCTCATCGTGTCGGCGTACTTCCCGTATTTCTGTTCAAGATCGACAATGCCGACGAGGGCTTTTAAGCCCCTTTCTCGGCCGGTGGCGATTGACTGGGAGAGCATTTCGAAGGCATCGGCGGTCGATACGGTGCCCGCCTTGATGTGCGATAGAGACACCGACCACGAGGCGATCTGCGCGAGTTGTTCGGGTCCAAGGCCCTTCATCAGAGCGTCCCCCGCGACCTTGGCGGCAGCTCCCATCCCGATCAAGCCTTTCGATTCCTGCTCGATCCTCCCGACGAGATCCTGCGCCGTCATCCCGTACTGCCGGGTCAGGGCGTCAAGCGAGGCCATCGCCTCGTCGGTCTGCGCCGCCTTTTCCATCAAGCCCCATATCGATTGGAACGCCCTGACGGCGGCGTAGATCCCGACGGACACCTCGGCCCAGTGGGATTTAAGACGCTGGGTTAAGGACTGCGTGCGCCCTCCCAGCTTCTCCGTCTCGTCTCCGACCATCCGGATACCGGTGACGGCTCCGGTTGGATCGGCGGTGATGACGACGCTTATCCTGTTCTCATTGGCCATCGGGCACCTTCGGAGTTTCCAATTCGCGCTTCATCGCGCCAAGATCCAGCCATTCCTCGATCGAAAGGTCATCCTGACGAAAGGGGAACCCGGCCTGCTGCAGGGAGAACAGAAACCAGATGTGGCTGAACCACGCCGATGGGATATACGGTTCCCGGTGTTCACACCTCGCGCATATTTCCGCCAGGTGCGGGCCGCTGCCCTTGGCGCATCCCTTCTTCCGCTCTGGGGTGCAGTTCTCCCGAAGGGCCTTTAGCTCTTCCCCAAAGGGAGGATCTCTTCCGCCTCCTCGCCGAACTCGACATCCTCCGCGTTCTGCCCGGACCGGATCCCGTCGAAGACGATATGCGCGACGGTCGTCACGATGTCGGCGGCGGTCTCCTTCAACATCGCCTTCCAGTCCTCCCGGTAGTGAGGGGATTCCGGATCCGTGGAGATCGGCTGCCCGTCGTACCCGAACGCCCCCTCCTCGAACCCCGTCAGGATCTCCAAACCGAATTTGAGTGCCGGATCGAAGTTATCGACCACGACCTTGTTCCCCTTCCGGCGGATCGACTGCTGGCGGTACGACTTCACCTGGCTAGTAGTCGGCGTCGCATAGAAAACACCGATCTGCGTTCCGGAAAGCGTGTCGTCCAGGACGAGCTTGTTCCGGTCGTCCTTTTTCAGGTCTCTCATAGAACCTCCGTTTTCCTAGTTGAACGTCACAGTAACGTCGTCTTCGCCGGCATCCGGGCAGACCAGGAGGGAAAGGGCGTGGGTAAGGATCCCCTCCCGCTCCCCGAACTTGCTTGAGTCGACGACGACCTTCGGGCAGTCAAGCTTCATGCGGTTGCCGGGTATTTCCCCGAAGGTGATGGAGAGCGCCTGCTCGGTCCCGTCGGTTAACAGCGTCAGTGGGTCGAACGAGGAGAGCGCGGGAGCCTCCGGGTCGATCTCCGCCGTGACTTTGCGATCCTTAATGAAGTGCGCGAGGAACCCGGTCGGCGCGTTTACGTCGGGACGCTTGGCGATATCGTTCCCGTACGTGAGTTTGAAACTCTCGATCGTCCCGGCAAAGGACCCCAGGGTGAACAGACCGGATTTAAGCGCTGGCGGGATGGAGGCGTTGTACACGGCGTCCGTGGGGATCGAAAGGTCCGCAGGACCTGCGTAGAGCCCCTGGAACTCCCACTTGATCTTGCCGAACTCCCCGGCCTTCCCGTCGAGAGACCAGGTACCGCGGCAACCCGTGACCACGTACTGGATGTCGTGCTGCCAGAAGTAGATCGTGATCGACGGCCCTTCGATGTCGTCCTGCGGGGTGTAGACGACCGGCCCGGTCGCAGGCGTTACGGTTTCCAGCATCCCGCACCCGACGAACAGGACGCCGATCTCCGGAGGCGTGTCCGGAGTCGAGTCCCCGCTACCCTTGACCTCGGTCGAAAACGATATCTTGATCGCCTCCCCTATGTTGATCGCGGGACGGTTTCCAAAGAACGCCTTGACGTTTAAGCGGTCCAACTTCTTCATCACGACGTCGACCTCGGGCAGGTCGGTCAGGATGGCGTTCGCCGCGGTTGTTGGAATGGGATCTACCCCATAAGAAACCTCAGTCTTTGCAAGTATTAATGCCCTGTTCTTAAACATTTACCTTCACCCCCTACGGCGACCCGACAGGGTGCCGATACAAGATTTCGTAGGTCTGCTGCAAGGCGATCAAACCCCGGCCGGGATCAAGAGAAAGAATCTCCGATCCGGTACGATGGCAGTTCAAGGCCGTGCCGCCTCTGGTCGGATCGGCGGACAAGGCCGCATGGATCGATGCGAAAACCGATTCAGCGTCGGTGTCCTTGCACCACGCCTCGACGACCACCCGCCAGGTGAATACCTCGTACCCCGTGGATCGGGCGGCTTCCTGATCGGATCCCTGCATAACGAAGAGCGCCGGAAGCGTAAGCTGGTCGAGATCCACCTGCTCGTACTTCCCCGTAGTAACATCCCCCACGCCGGGGATACCTTTAAGGACCGCTTCCATTTCGGTGAGGATGGAACTGCGGACGCTCATGGATACCTCTTTCCGAGGAGCAGGGTCGTCCAGCCGGTCTCGTCAGGCTGGATTTTGAGAACGCGGTACGCTACGCTGCCTACTTCCAGCGTGTCGCCGTTCTTGACCCCTGCGATGTCTGAGGACCTGCACCCCGCCTGCCCGACGATCCCCTGCGGCACGATCTCCCCGCCAAGGGAAACGTCTTCTACTCCGAGGGCAAAGCAGGTACGGATCTCCTTAGGTTGCCCGCCCGCGGGGGTGAAGAGTGCAGCCGTGGAGAGGAACTCATCTGTCAGAAAATCCGTCACCCAGTCAGACATTTACGTTCTGTACTGCCGGATCCCCAGGACCGACGCCCCGAAGGTGAAGGACGGATTGGACGACCCGCCGATGGTGAAGTACGCCCGCAGAAACTGCCCGATCTGGTCCGAGTCGACGATCAGGCTCTGCAGGGAGTCCGATGCGCCCGTGACCTGCGCGAATGCACCGGATGGGACGTCCTGGAAGTCGTACTGCTCGATGTAGACCGCCGCCTTCTGCGTAGTCACCGCACCGCCCCAGGTCGCATCGAAGATGTCGAGCAGCCCGCCGGTTGCGACCGTGCGGACCCGCCAGGCGACCTGATTGACCGCGGAGACGTCGTAATCGCCCTCCAGTTGGATCCAGTACTTCGTCGCACCCGCCACGTCGATGGGAGTGTCGAAGGTAAACTTCACCCAGGCGTAGGCTGCAGACAGCGTGTCCACCGCAACGCTTGCGGAATATGCGCCGACTTGGGTGGCGCTCGGATCTCCGGCGTTGTCCGTGAAGATCCCAACCTTCACGATCTTCCCCGGCGCGATCGTCCCGACGCGCTTCAGCATGAGATAGACGTTCTTGATCTGCCTCGCGCCGGACTGCGTCCAGGCGTAGGCCAGCTTGATGTTGTCGTCCGCCCCGTTCCGAAGCGGGATGTCCACCGTGCCGGTACCCGGATTGTTCAAATTACCGACCGCCGGAGGAGTCGAGGACCGAAGCTTTACATCCGCCGTCGGGTTCGTTCCGGCGGAGGCCGCGGCGCAGTTTAAGATCGCCAAGACCTCGTCTGCGACCAGGCCAAGGTCGCAATCCGGCCCTCCTGCGGATTGCGTCCTTACGGCGGGTTTAAAAAGCAGCCCGAGGGAGTTCCCCGCGAATAGCTGTCTCATGCTCTCTCTCCTTTCGTTTTCCTGCCCTTCCTGTCTCCCTCTTCCGCCGGAGGCTCTTCCCCGCCCTGTTCCGCGGAGACGACCGCTCGCTTGACAGCAATGAGCGCCCTTGCGGTGTACTCGTCGACCTCGACCACGTCATCGACGGCGAAGGGCTTGCCGCCGATCATGCATGGTACGGTCACGATCATCTTCACCATTTCCCTACCCCCTGAAGTTGGCAGGGGGCCGCCCACGAGGAAGCGGCCCCCATTGGTTGTGGTTAATGTCATCCGGGAATAATCAGGTGATGCTGGTCGCCAGGGTGAAGGCAACCGGGTGCCGGACCGCCACATCCACCGACTGGAAGGCCACGATCCGGACCGTGCCGGCGGAGGATCCGGTGTAGGGATCGACCAGAATGTCCAGGACTCCCCACTCGCCCATCATGACCTGCGTGAAGTCCCCGAAGAACATGTCGCCCGCGGCGATCTGGTTGGTGACCTCGACCGGGTAACCGTTCAGCTGGTTGTCCTCGATCATGAACACGGGGTAGGTCGTCCCGACCTTCGGGCGGGCTTTCAGGAGCCCGCGGATCGTCGCGTTGGCGACGTACCGCATGCCGGCAACATCGGCGTTCGCCGCGGCTACCAGCGTCTCCATGTTGACCGCGTTCCCCCACGCGAACGACGCGCCAGCCTCGGAGCCGATTCCGCTGACTCCGGCGATTCCCAACGGCTGGCCGTTGGCCCCCGTACCGTGGAACAAGGCAAGATCGATGGCCAGAGCCAGGATCTTGGAGAGGTCGCCCTGCACAAGCCCGTCGACCGCGGGGGTTCCCTGGAGCAGCAACTGGCGGGAGAAGTCGGTGTAGGCGCCGACCGTCTTCGGGGAGAGCGTGACCTGCCCGAAGGTCTGGTTCCCAGCCGTGGGCGCGGTGTTCTCCGCCACCCAGTAAGCGGTCGCGGCGGAGGTGAACGAGGGGATCGCGATGTTGCCGACCAGCCCGGAGAGCATCTGAATCCCCAGCCTGGTCGCGATCATCCGGTTCCGGAGCAGCTCGATGAACAGGTCCGGACGAAGAGTCGTGCCGACCAGACTTCCCCCCGTGGTGGAACCGCCCGCGGTCAGTACCGCCCGCTGCTCGGTGCGAAGCGGCACGTCGTACGGGACGAAGAACGTCCCCCGCTTGTTGTACCCCTCCTTGGAGACCCGCTTCTCGATCGCCATGGAGCATTCCCGCTCGAATCCCGCCTGGCTCCAGTCGCCGTTGATGGCGGCCGCGATGGCACGGCCGATCGAGTACCGCTTCCTGTCCCCCTCGGACATCCCGAGGTCGGACGGCGGCGTATCGAGGGGCTTGGTCGTACCGATGTGCTTCAATACGTTGTGACGGAACTGATCGATGGTCAGCCCGTCGGAAATCGCCTTGTCGCGCATCTCCACCGGCAGGTTGTGGCGCGAGACGAGCGCGGTGATCTCGGCGATCCTCTCCCGCTCGTCTTTTTGGATCGCATCCCGGTTCTCTTTGTCCTTCTGCTCCTTGGCCCGCTGCTGCGCGGCCAACTCCTCTGCGGTCTTGTCCGGCATGAGTTGAACCTCCTTGGCCACGTGGGCCGGTATTTCGGCGGGCTTGCAGCCGGCCGATTTTTCCTGAAAATCCTCCGCACAACGCCCAACGCCCACAGACGTGTCCGCGGGGATGGGAACCATGCTCACTTCGTAGGGAGTCCAGCGGCTGATCCGGTAGACGGACGCCTGTTCCTTGAGCGCGAGGTTTTTGATCTCGTCGCTCATTTCTTCGGGTTTCATCTGGACCGGGTCTTCGTCGATGGAATACCCGACGGACACATTGCGGCGGATGCCGTCCAGGACGTCCTGGAACACTTCCTCACCGAGCGCGGCGCGTGAGAACCGCACGGTCGCCCGGCCCATCTTGTCCGGATCGCATCGGCAATCCTCGACCACGCCGATCTGCTTGTCGGTGGAGTGATTCAGAAGGACCGCTCCGCCGTTCTGCATCCGGGACATGTCCATCGCATCCGGGTCGTGGGAGAGGATCTCTATCCCCCACCAGCGCACGACCGGCTGCTCGGAGGAAAACGCAAGGGTCACCGTGCGCTTCTCCCCGTCGATGGAGCTTTTCTGGATCGTTACCGCCCGGGACTCTCTCGAGCCCGCCTTCGGGAACTTGCGTTCTTCCACACGATTTGCCATCTCCACCTCCCAAAATGAAAAAGGCCGAGTCGCCCCGGCCTTCTTCCGTTCTTGTCTTTCGGTTCTCGCTATGCGTTCGCGCTTACGGCTTCGCCGTTACCCTTCCCGTTCCCCTTGCCGGACCCATTGGTGGGTGCGGTCGGGGTCTCCTCGGTCGTCCCATCCGCCGCCGGGTCACCCTTCGCGGCGTCCTTTCCCCCACCCTTGAAGTCGAATGCCAGCCCCAGCTCCGCCGCAAGATCCGACTCCTCCTTGATCTCCTCGTAGATGTCCTCGAGGTCCCCGCCCATCTCGGTTACAACCTGCGTGGAGGATTTGAAACCCGCCCCAACCGCCGCCCGGGCTGCCTCCACATCCTTTAGCGGATCAACCCAGGCCCACCGCCTGCCCGTCCACTTCGGAGCGTTGAACTTGTCGAACTTCGATAGCGGCAGCTTCCCGATCGCCCCCATGGTGAGGGCCATTTCCAGCCAGTTCGCAAATACGGGATTTAAGAGGTTCTCGATCAGCCAGACCTGACCCTCTTTCCACTCCTCGCGCTCCTCGATTAACCCCGCCCGGATGGAAGAGAAGTTGACCGACGACAGATCTTGCGAAAGGGTCGCGTACGATGTTCCCAATCCGGCGGCCACCCCGCGCAGGCACGCTTCGATAAAGGGCCCGTGCTGCTGGTCGGGATACTTCGGGTCGTAGGAGTTAAACTTCCAGCCCGGAGGCAACTTCTCCATCTGCCCGGGCTCGGCGGACATGATCGGGTTGCCGCCTGCGTCCTTCCCATCCCCCTCGAACTGATCGCTCGACTCCGTCTCGTAAAATCCCATCTTGCAGGCCGATACCCGGGCGTTGATGACGGCTGCTTCCTCGTACCCGGAGAGCATCTTTAGCCGCAGCATGGAAGGCGTCATCTGCGACACATCCCGGGTGGCGTCCACCCGCTCCGGGTCGTAGAGATGGATCATCTCGGATGCCGGGATGCGAACGTAGGGACCGGCGCTTAACTGTGCCTGATTCCATCCAAGCGACGGCTGGTACTCCCGAACGTAATACGCTACGGGCTTTCTCTGCGGGGTGATCTCGATCCCCATCCGAATGATGTTGCCGTTGGGAAGGATGTCGTTGTACCGCTCGTCGATCAGTTCCGGCTCGATCAGCTGGAGCGCGAAGCCGTAACTGTTGACCCCGTTTCCTCTCAGCATCCGGAGGAAGATCTCCCCGTCCCTCTTGACCCCGGTCACGCACATCGACTGGACCTTCCGAAAGGAGAACCGCCCCGATATCTCGCAGATTCCCTTCCGGCTCCAGTCATAGAACTTCTGTTCGATCAGATCGTTGGCGAACTTGTCGAGCCGGTAGACGATCCGCCCGTCAGAGGCTACGGAAGAATCCCTCGCTTTGACTTGAAGGGCGAAGCCCTCCGAACCGACGATATTCTTCCGGCACGCCCGCAGATATGCCTTGGCGTACGGGTCGTTCTGCGTAAGCTCCCGAGCCCGGGACCGGATCACCTGCATCCCCGCCCGAACGTCGGTATCGGCGCTCGTTGGATAGAAGATCCAGTCGGAAGTAAGACGCGAGATGTTCCCGGCGGCGAAGCTGCGCTTATCGGAGCTGCGCTTCCCCGACAACTCGTCCCTGTGGACAAAACCCATTCTCCTGGCGATCCGTCTCAGGATGCTCACCACGGCCACCCTCCCCGAGAGGCATCATCCCGAAACCGCGTGAGGATCCGGTTGCCCGACTCTTCCCCTTGCGCAACCTTCTCGGCCGTCCTCTCCCTTGCCACTTCCGCCTTGTAGAACGACCGCCACTTGATGAGTTCCTCCGGTTTTAGGTACTGGATCTGCCGGTTGTTGATCTGTATGACCGCCTGCGACTTCGTCGCCCGCCCCTCCATAGTCGCCTCGATGGCGTCCAGGACCTTCTGGGCGTGCGAGCGGCCATCGAACCCGGGGACTTGTGCCGGGAGGTTCGGACGGACGGTAAGCGTTCCAGTCGCGATGGTGTACCGCTCTCCCGTCCCGTCCGAGACAAACGACTGCCAGGAGTATTGGCCGGGCGTAAGCGCCGCCGTCTGCGCAGCGATCGCTAAAAATGCATGGTCCGACCCGCTGGGCGTAGATGTGAGGTCCAGTACCGACGCGCCCCGGATCGCATAGTGCATCGTCCACGTCGGAGTGGGGTACTCCCCCGCCGATTCCGTCCACGAGAGCGAGTCGCCTGCGTAGATCGTCTGCGGTATCCCTGGCATCAACGCCACCTGTCGACAAAACCGCCACCACTCCGCCTGGGGGCTGCGTGTGGATATAGCGGGGTTATGGTTTGCTGCTCCGGTTGCGCGGGTGAAGGTTCAGGCGTTTTCACCTGCGCCTCCATCCGTTGGGCGATCCGCTCTAAGTTCGCGTTCAGCGATGCGTATGCGGCGAAGGCGTACACGGCGCAATCAAGCGCCTCGTTGCGAGCCCGGATTTGCTTCCAGACCCGAGTCGGGATGCCTTTCACATGCTTGGTCATCAACTTCTCAGCGGTTAACTGCTTGAACCACTCGTCGTCCACATCCCGTGGAAAATGGATGTACCCGGGGCCGAACTCCGACAATCCCAGCCGGGAGAAGAGCAGCCCCTTCGCCGTATCCGTCCCGACGATCCCTAAGACGACCTTCGCCCGGGTGCGCCGCGGGGTAAGTTTAAGGAGCGGCAAGCCGGCCCCGGAGCGCCCGATGATCGCCCAGATGCGTCGCGATTCACGCTTGCGGCAGAAGTCGTACACCTGCTGGGTGGCGTGACCGCCTGAGTCCACGCACGCGGAGGCGATCCGAAGGACCGTCCCCGAGGAATGCGGGTAGACCCGGAGCAGCCAGTCGTCTAAATCCCGCCATACCTGCAGGGAGGTCTCGGGGTTTCCCCGGAAGACCGAATGGCGGATCACCCAGGATTCCTCGCCTATCCCAAAGCCCCACGCAGTCCCCTCGATGCGATCGCCCTGGACATCCACACCTGCGGTGAGCAGTAGAATCCCTTCGGGTATGGGGTCCCCGATCCCGTAATCCTCGCGGCGGCCGCCAAGGGCGGCATCGTCAACGGTGATCCCTTCCTCTTCCCACGTCTCGCCAAGGGAGGTGTTGACCCACACCCGCAGCGTCTCGGGGCGCTTCTTCGCCTCGAGGAAGTTCTCGACAATGTTTCTCCACGACGACCACGGGGAATACAACTCGTTGATGTGAAACCCGGCCGTGTGCTTGATCCACGGACGAGCGATCACCCACCGGCCGTTCCGGATCATCCGGTGCTTGTCGGGCTCGGTGAGCTCCCCCCGGCAATGTTCACATTCGTATCGGACCCCGACAGGGGTTCCTCGATCGTCTTTCTCCCATTTCAACTGCCCCCACTTAAGCGTCTGGTAGCCGGCACAGATCGGGCAGGGAACCTCGTATTGCCGCTGGTCCGACTCCTCCCAGGCCTGCTCGATCCTGGAGGCCCCCTTGGTCGTAGGCGTCGAGGTCAGGATCACCTTGCGGTTCCAGAAGGTGGTCGAGCGCTTAATCGCCAGCTTTACCGGATCGCCTTCCGTCCCAGCAGACGGTGGGAAGCGATCCACCTCGTCCAACAGCACCAACCGGACAGGACGTGACGATAACGACGCCGCGGAGTTCGCGCCGGCCATCGCGATCTGGCCGCCCGGGAACTGCTTCTGCCGGAGCGTATTCCCCGAATCGCGGCTGCGAGGGTTTTTCACAAGGCCCCGCAACACCGGCGTGTCCCGAAGCATCGGAGCCAGGCGGTCTTTGCTCCACGTCTCCGCCATCTCGATCGTCGGTTGAACCAGCAGAATCGGAGCCGGGTCCTGGTGGATATGGAACCCGATCACGTTGTTGATGATCTCGGTCTTCCCCACCTGCGCGGAGGACATCACGATCACGGTCTCAATGGATGGGTCCGAGAACGCATCCATCATCCCGCGCTGGTATTCCGCACGGGAGGTAAACCACTGCCCGGGTTCGGCGCTACTTTCGGGGCTTAACTTTCGATACCGATCCGCCCACTTGCTTACCGTCAGCTTCGGCGGCGGCTTCACCAGCCACGCCGTCTCCCTCTTCAGCTTCGATATCGCTCTCTGTACTTCCTGAGTAATCTGCATGGCTGAGTTCATCGAGTGCTTCCATGATCATCTGCTCCAAAATCCCCTCGATCTCGGAGATCGAATTCACCCCCACGACCTGCGGGGCGCACTTTTTCGGGATGGATAAGGATCTGGCCCGAAACGCCATCGCCATCTCGCCCCAAGCGCGGCCCACGACCACCTGCGGGATCAACTCGCCGCGGACTTTTTCGTTCTCCATCTCCTGCGCTTCGGCTTGCGCCTTGATCAGCCGCGCCCTGCATGCTCGGGCAGCGTCCTCCGGAAGTGCGCCCACCCCGATGGCACGATCGCGCAGGTATCGGATGTACCCGCGCACCGCGGGAACCAGTTCGTACCGACCCTTCTCGGCCCGGGGAATCACTCCCTCGTTGGCGAGTTGGTACACCCGCCGGAGAGACAGGTCGAGCAGCTTGGAGATGACTGCTACGGGATAGGTTTGGGTTGCCATTTATGCCTTCCGACGGATGATCAGGGACCCCCACCCCCCGAGATTGGGCCCGGGACCAACGATCCTCCATCCCTCGTCGACCCACTTCTGAACGTCCTCGACCAGGATGTACTTAAACAGCCACGCGCTCGCCACGAGGGACCCTCTCGGGCTTCTTGCCGGTGAAGTTCTCGTAACGCTGCGCGATGACGTCGCAGTACGGTGGGTCGAGTTCCATGAGGAAACTCTTGCGGCCGGTCTGCTCGGCGGCGATCAACGTCGATCCACTGCCACCAAACAGATCCAGGACATTCTCGCCGGGCCTCGAAGAGTACTGCATCGCCCGGACAGCCAACTCCACCGGCTTCTCGGTTAAATGGACCATGCTCTGCGGGTTGACCTTCTTCACCGACCAGACGTCGGTCGCGTTGGTGGGGCCCAGCCAGTGGTGCGCCGCGCCTTCTTTCCAACCGTAAAATGCCCACTCGTGATTACCCATGAAATCCTTGCGCGTTAACACCGGGTGCTCCTTGACCCAGATGATCGCCTGCGCGAAGTAGAGCTTGTGTTGCTTCAAGACCGGCGGGTAGTTCCCGCAGTTGGCGTAGCCGCCCCAGATGTAGAAGCCCCTCCCACGCTCCAACACCCGGGCGATGTTCCCAAACCACGCCTGAAGGAGTTTCTCGAACGCCTCGTCGGAGACGAAGTCGTTCATCAGCGGCCGGTCCTTGGGCCGCATCTTCTTGGTGGTGGGCTTGTCCTTCCCCGGGTGGAGCGCGAGATCCAGGCTCTGGTGATGCGTCTTAGAAAACGAACTGTTCCCGGCGGCAATCGCGTTGTTGCTGCGGGGCTCGACCTTCACGTTGTACGGCGGGTCGGTGTTGACCAGGTGGATCGTCGCCCCGCCCAGCAGGTAATCAACGTCCACCACGCTGCTGCTGTCCCCACACAGAAGCCGGTGGTCGCCTAAGATCCACAGGTCCCCGGGCTGCGTGATCGCATCATCAGGTGGTTCTGGCACCTCGTCGGGGTCGGTTAAGCCCGCGGTCCCCACGATCCCGGCGGCCAACTTCGCGGCGAGTTCATCGTCGTCGAACCCCGTCAGATCCATGTCGAAGTCGGCATCCTGCAGTTCTTTCAACTCGATCGAAAGGAGCGAGTCGTCCCACTCGGAAGATTCGTGCGATCGGTTGTCCATGATCCGGTACGCCTTGATCTGCTCGGGGGTCAAACCCTCCGCCACATGCACCGGGACCTTCTCCATCCCGAGTTGCATTGCAGCCAGGTACCGGGTGTGCCCGACGACGATGACCATTTCACTATCGACGACGATGGGCTGCCGCCAGCCGAACTCCTTGATCGACGCGGCCACTTTGACCACCGCGAGCTCGTTCTTCCTCGGATTGCGGGCGTACGGGATCACCCGCTGGATGTCGACCATCGCAACGTTCATGGGGCCTCTTTAGTGAAGTGAAATGGAAAGATTATTCCTGTCGCTAAAAACCGATCGGGGTCGCGGGGAACCCGCGGTAAAATGGTCCGGGAAGTACCTATGGATCAGGGGTTTTCTTGTATCGCCTGCTGGATCATGTCCGCCATGACTGGCACGGCGATCTTGTTGACCATATCTGTCGTTGTCTTTACGAGGTGCACACGCTGCGGCTCAGGCGTGCGCTTGCGCAGGATGAACAGGGGGACGAGCGTTGCCAGCCTACCGCTCCCCTGCCGCTGGTAGATGATCTCGTTGCCAAACTTGCCTTTGAGTTTGATCGTGTTGGCGATGCGCTTCGGGCTCTTCGTTACTGCCAGCCTCGACCCGCGCTGCCAGATGAACGGCACAGCGAGCGACCCTGCCTGTCGTGGCGTAATGACCGTCTTCGTATCCTGCTCGATAAGCCAGGGCGCGATCGTCGATACCACTGCAGTCAGGTCGTTCTTGGTCGCTGCCTTACGGTTGATGCCAAACTTTGTCCCCTTAGTGAGCCATCTACCACGAATGGTCAGGTTTGATCGTGCGTCCAAGATCATCGCATCCTGCCCTTGATTCGCGATCTCTGTCAGCGCACGTGCGACATAGTTCGGGATGCTATTGACACCTAGGTCCCGAAGGTTTCTTGCCAGTTCGTCGACGCCTTTGACCTGGATCTGAATGTCCACGTTCGCTCCAAAGATAAAGGCCGGATCTCCTCGGTGAAGTCCGGCCATGGCGGGAGCACGTCTCCCGAGAGTTCAACCAGTGTAATTCGAAATTACACCTGCAACAGGGGGATCAGGAAGGGGCCAAAAAAGGTCAGTCTATCTCTCGCTGATTTATTGCGGTGGCACGGCATTACCGTTTTAACTGGTTTTACTACCGCCCCAACCAGAATAACCTTTAGTCCCATCAACTGTAGCCGGGGGATGAATCGGGCTGTTAGGCCCTTCAAAAATCTTAAATTCATTTTCTATCGTTGATATTATTTTCTTGGAAAATTTAATCGGGGAAACCATAAAAGTATCGCCATTGAAATTAGTCGAATGCTGTATTTCTGGTGCTTCATTATGCACACCGACCGCAATAAGAGTTGTTGTGCCGTCATCCGTTTTTAGAGTGGCTTGATGTAATAATCCATGTCGATAAACCTTCCAAAATCTTTTTGCAATGCTTATATCTTTAAGGCCTGGAAATATTTTAATTAATTCTTTGTAAAATTCATTTGTCAGGCGAAGTGCTTCGCAATCTCCACTTTTCTCCCGTAAATATCGTTCCAACAAAGGAAGACTAACCATAACAATTATAAAGCCAGCATTGATATCCTTGTAGAGAGTGGTCAGTGGATCCTTAAACCATTTGGAGAAATTTTCCCGATTTTCGCACATATTTGTTTTTCCCTCTTTAATGCATACCAGTTAGGTGTATAGATTGGCATCCGCTATATTAAACTGAAAAGGGAATGTCTTCTGCCACAATAAGGCTTATATCCGAGAGACTGGAACTGCTTACCCTTGCCGCCTGCCTTTCCAAGGTTTGCTCGAAGAGGTTGCGTGCCACCCTGCCGTTACCGAAATTCTCGCCTTTCGCCCGGCAGATTTCCTGGAAACGTTCATTCACCGCCTCAAG